CCCTTTTGCATCCGCTACCTTTGCAGGTATGGGGAGCGAAGAATACGATTTAACAGCTAGTGCCATTACTACTAGTGCTGTAAGTGTAGCTAATACTACATTCCAAGAAGATGAGACTTTAGGTGCGTTATTTATAACTACAGGAAGTCCAGTACTAGGACAACCTAGTAAGAACTCAGGTAAGTCACTTTCCACTGGAGAGTTAGCTACTAACAATCCTGATATAGATACTGCACTACTACAAGAAGACGAAACGTTTACTGCTACAAGTATAAGTACAGGTAGTCCAGTCTTAGGTAATGCTACTGCCTTACTTAGGTACGATCTCACAGCAACTTCTATTTCCACTGGTAGTCCAGATCTAGATACTGCTTCTATAAATCAAGGGCAGACATTAAATACAGGAGACCTAGATACTGGCACAGTAGTCATTGACAACTTAGCTATGTCAGAAGATGAAACGTTCTCTGCTGTAAATATAATTACTGACACTCCAAATACTGACAGTGCAGATATTACAGAAGGTAATATACTTTCTACTCCTAACTTAGATACAGGAATAGATCTACCTTCTGCTACAATGCAAGAAGACGAAACATTTTCTACTGGGGATATTAGTACAGGCAATCCTGACGTTAGTGTTGCTGTAGTAAACCAAGGTCAAACTCTTAATACTGGAGATATAGATACTGGTAACTTAAGTCTACCTGCAATAACAATGCAAGAAGAAGAGACGCTTGTTGCTAGACCTATAACTACTGATACCCCACAGACACCAAGTGTTGCTCTACAACAAGATCATGTAATACAGATAGCAAACTTAAATACTGCACCCCCTGTACTTGATGGTCCTATAATAAACCAAGAACACATAATTTCTACTGGAGACTTGAATACTGGTGCTGTAAGTGTACCTGATATATCAATGTCAGAAGAAGAGACATTTTCTACTGGAGAGTTAGTATCTGGAGTACCAGTTGTAGACGATGCTGTACTACAGCATTTTGTAGCTTTGTCTACATCAAACTTAGACACAGGAATACCAGATGTAGGTCGTACTGTAATAATAGGCGACCATTACTTCTTACTAGAAAATGTTGTTAGTGGAATACCAGTCTTAGGTGAACCTTACTACAATCCAGCTTTAGCTAGAGTAGTCAACATAGGTAATCAACGTATAGGTAGTAGAACAGAAATAGCGAATAGTAACTCAGTTAGATTTGACTCAAACAATAAGGTTAAGATAGGCTAATGGCTTTTAGAATTAAAACGAATGATACTAGCCCTAAGTTGGCAGTAACCCTAGAAGATGCAAGTGGTAACGCAATAAACGTTACAGGTGCTAACGGTGTGAGGTTTCACATGAAAGCATTTGGAGCAACAGCACTTAAGATAGATGCACCTATGACAATTACAAATGCAACAGGTGGTATCGTACAATATTCTTGGGTAGCCTCAGATACTGACACTGCTGGTACTTATTACGGTGAAGTAGAAGTTACATATGCTGATAACACAGTAGAGACATTCCCTAACAATGGTTACTTCACTGTTATAGTTAAGGAGGATCTAGACTAATGAGCAATCCTACAAAGATATATAATGATTATGTTAGAGCTAATTTACCTAACACTATGACTTTTAATTCCTCTACAGCTAGGTATAATATTAATAACCACTCATTCTTTAGTTTTAATAGAGCTAACTGGTATTTTAAGTATATAACTAAGTTTGGATATACTTCTCTTTCAGTTTATGCTGTAAACAACTTTGATCCTGACCTAGTGTTTGACTTCAAGCAGAACTACTACAGGACAGGTGGCACAGAAACTACTTTAAGTTCTGCTGTAACTCATACTCGTGCAGGAAATGCTACAATGACAAACAGTGATGGTGATCTTGTAACAGTAGGTAACAACGTAGCTAGAACAGGACATCACGTCTACAATGGTTCTGCTTGGGTTAACGAAGGCATACTCCACGAGAGTGAAGCTAGGACTAACTTGCTGACTAGCTCTGGTGATTTGACTGGTACTGGTTGGACTGGCGGGGCGACTGCATCCACAGTAACCACAGGTTCACCCTTCGGTACTTATCAGACTCTTTCACCTACTGGTAACGGGGTCAATCTAGCTTTAGCGCAAAGATACCAAATCGGCAAACCCATTACATCAGGCTCAACCTATGTTGGTTGGGCGTTGGCTAAGTATTCTGTTGGTTCTGGTTGGTTCGTAGTCAACATGTACGACACAGGCAAGGGTAACGAACAGGCTTACTTTGATTTACAGAATGGCGTAGTTGGTTCTAAAGAGAGCCTTATCATAGACCACGGAATGGTAGACTATGGTGATGGCTGGTGGTTATGCTGGGCTTCCAGTAATGCCGCTTCTAACAATGGTGGTGTGTCTTATGAGATGCCCAACGGGGATGGTGTTCAGAGTTGCACCGCAACAGATGTTATCCTAATCGCTGGTTCACAGTATGAACTAGGCTCAACCCCATCAAGCTACATCCCAACATCGGGTTCAACTGTAACAAGGGCGGCTGATACACTAACAGTCCCTGCGGCTAATCTACCTTATAGTTCTACTAATATGTCTATCCAGATGGATGGAAGAATGACTTATGCTGATGATGGTGCTACTGCATTCTTCTATCGTTGGCTATTAAGTCCAACTAACTACGCTCAAACCGTTTTGCAGACAACTGGAAGTTATGAGGGGCGTATACGTTTTTCACAAAGAGAAACAACCAGTGGGTATGATGAGGTCGTTACTAGTAATTCTTACTTTACCCCTGACATTAACGTACCATTCAACATTTCTTCTCGTCACGGTTCTACGTTCCTAAACGGGGCAGAGGGTGGTACAGCTCTTACAGCCGACACAACCGTTACAGCTTTACCTGACTTGTCCTCTAGTGACTTACTCCTTGCAAACACCTTCATGGGTACAATCGGCAAGTTCAGAGTGTGGGATGAAGACTTAACAGACACAGGTATTGCGGAGGCTTCAACATGATAGAGGAATCAGGAATAAAGATTGACTATTATCTTAAGTTAGCTAATGAAGCATCAATGGCTACAGTCTTGTCAGCTTTCTATAATGAAGACAGTGAGTTTGTGCCAAACACATCTGACTATAGCATCGACATTGTAGGTACTCTACACGAGCCTACAGGCAACACCCTGACAGATGATGACGGCATGGAGTATCCTGAGATGCAAGCTATGACAGGCTGGCATGTGAACATTAGATTAGTAGGTGATGCAGTTAGAGAAACTGTAGAAACATTAGACACATCTTATGGTGTGACACCTGAAACACCAATGAGAGTTTGGTTATAGGAGGATCTAGACTGATGGAAGAAGTGTTTGATATAGACAACCTACCTTCTGAAGAAGTTATTAACAAAGCAGATAAACCCTTAAATAAACCTTTTAGACTACCAAAGGGTTCTAGTAAGAAGTTTGGTGTTTACGTAAACTCTGGTGGTAAGACTAAGAAAGTTACTTTCGGTGATCCTAACATGGAAATTCGTCGAGATGATCCGAAAGCTAGAGCTAACTTTAGAAGCCGACACTCATGCAGTACGGCTAAAGATAAAACCTCAGCAAGATATTGGTCTTGTAGAATGTGGAGTGGTAGTACAGTGGGAAGTATGACTAAAGATATTACAGGTCAAATATTAAAGACCGATGAAGAACAACGCATGGTCTATGGTTGGGCTTCTGTAGTAACCGAAAAGGGTGAACCAGTAGTCGATAGACAAGGCGATGTAATTAAACCTGACACGTTAGTAAGTGCCGTAAACAAGTTTATGGAGCATGTACGTGTAGGTAAAGAAATGCACAAGGGTGAGCAGATTGGGGCCGTTATCCATTCTATGCCTATCACTAAAGAAATTGGTGATTCCCTTGGCATCCAGAGTGACCGAGAAGGTTGGATAGTAGCGTTTAAAGTATATAACGATGATGTCTGGGCTAAGGTAAAATCTGGTGAACTAGCCGCCTTTAGCATTGGTGGCAGAGCAACAAAGGAAGACTATAATGGCTAACCTTTTAACCATGCTTGAATTAGACGAATTATCTTTGGTAGATCGTCCTGCCAATGCTGAGGCAATGGTATCATTATTTAAGCGCGACAACTTCGACGGGGAAACTATGAACGAAGAATTAGAAACAACAGTAAAAATGTCCGATGAGATGTTAGGTAAACTAAAGCCTTACATGGACAAAGGTATGTCTGAAGAAGAAGCTATGAAGGCTTATGACGAAGACATGAAGAAAGCAAAAGAAGCTGAAGTAGACAAAGCTAACGCTGAAGTCGAAACTCTTAAAGCAGAGAATGAGCGTTTACGTAAATCTCTAATTGAGAACGGCTACATAATCAAATCAGACGCTATCGAGAAGAAAGCTCCAGAAGAGTTTCTTGAGTACGAGGGCGACAAAATAAACAAGGCTGACATTCCAGCACCTATCTTAAAGGCGTTAGAAGAAGCTGAGTTTGCTAAAGCTGACTTAGAGCTAACAACTAAAGCGGAAGAAGTCCTTCCTAACTTTGACGTAGCTACAGCTAAAGAATTAGTCAAATCATTTGAGGCTAATGAAGAAGTTATGGGTGTACTAAAAGCCGCTGATAAAGCATTTGGATCATCTATGGAAGAAGTAGGCAAGGCAGATGTTGATGGTGAATTTACTACCGCTTCAGATAAACTTGACTCACTTGTAAAGTCTTATATGGACACTAACACAATGAAGAAGAGCGAATACGCTGTGGCATACTCTGCTGTAGCAAAGACCGATGAAGGTAAAGCTCTTATCACTAAATCCTATAAAGGGGAATAATTATGGCTGTAACGCAATCACGCGACAACCGCACACTAATCGCTGGAGAAGATCTTAGCACTTCTCAATTCTTATTTGCAAAAATGGATGCCGCCGCTAAAGCTGTTAAAGCTGGAGACGGTGAAGGTACTATCGGTATAATTGCCGTTGGAGCCGCATCTGGAAATGCTTGCACAATAACTCACTCAGGTAAAGTCATGGTAAAATGTGGTGGAACTGTAACTATAGCAGACGACGTGGCAGTAGATGCCGCTGGTAAAGCTGTCAATGCGACCTCTGGAGACATCATCGTTGGTCGCGCATATGAAGCAGGTGTTGACGGTCAAATCATCGCAATAGAGTTGATCTTAGCCGCTAACGCACACGCTTAATTAGAGGAATTATATTATGCCATTATTAACACCATCCAGTGTACATCTGGATCAACCACTTACTAACTTGACTATCGCTTACGCACAAGCAGATACTAACTTCATTGCGGATAAAGTATTCCCAATCGTTGGTGTTCAGAAGCAGTCAGACAAGTATTACATTTATGACCGTGACAACATGAACCGTACAGGGGACGTTAAGAAATTAGCTCCACGTACAGAAGTAAACCGTATCGGTATGTCACTATCAACAAGCTCATACTTTGCAGACGTATTTGGTCTAGGTATGGACTTCGATCAACAAACACTTGCTAACGAAGATGCCGCTTTGGAAATTCGTTCAGCTGGAGCGCAAACACTTGCGACACGTTTGATGATCCACCGTGAAGAGCAATTCGCTTCAACTTTCTTCTCAACTAACGTTTGGGGAACAGAGTATGATGGCGTAGCTAACGGCGACAACAACTTAGACTCAGAGTTCACATACTGGTCAGACTACACAAACGCTACACCAATCGTAGACGTTACTAAAGCACGTCGTGCAATGCAACTTAAGTCTGGTGGATACAAGCCAAACACAATGGTTGTAGGTAAAGAAGTTCGTGACATCTTAATTAACCACCCAGACATCCTAGCACGTTTAAACGGCGGATCAACTGTAGCTAACCCTGCATTGATCACAGACGCTAAACTAGCTGAGATCTTTGAAGTGTCTAATTTCTATGTAATGGAAGCAGTCAAGAACGACTCAGCAGAAGGTATTGCAGAAAGCAACTCTTTCATCGGTGGTAAAACAGCTATGTTAGCACACGTTGCTCCTTCAGCTGGATTGATGACACCTATGGCTGGCGGTACATTTGCTTGGAACACTTTAGACGGTGTAAACAACTTAGGTATCACAGTTGAGTCATTCTCAGACGATGCTCTTAAGCGTCAACAGGTTGCAGAACACATCCAAGTTAAAATGTCTTACGACATGAAAGTCACTGGTGCTGACTTAGGTGTATTCTTTAACACAGCTATAGCGTAAAACTATACATACTATTTGGTGAGGGCTTAAGTGTCCTCACCTCTTTTATTAAGGAGAACCCGATATGATACCATTTCAGTTTGATAGACCCGTATTTATAAAGCAAGAATTTAGTGGTGGAGGAAGAGATTGGAAGAGATCAGAACATTACCCTTGGAAAGAGTTATCTCTCTCTAGTGACGTTGTTCAGACTTTATACAACAATAACTTTCTACATCATAACTCTGACCTAGAGATTAAAGCTAAGGTTGGAGACGGACTAGAAGTACTTGATGTCGCATCACTAGCTGTCCTAGTAGATACGATCAATGCTAAAGTAAAAGCTAAGACTAATTCCCACGCAGAGTTTACTCGTAAGAAGTGTAAGAAGTCTAAGATACTAGAGAAGCAACGCGGTTTACTCCGCAGTTGGCGTAGAAATTATGGAGAGTTGGAGAACGACTAATGGCTTGGAGCTACGACGAAGGAAACCTAAATATAACTGATGCACTAGGTAGACTAAACTCTACTAGGTTGTTAATCGGTGATACAGATCTAAATGATAAGCAAGTACAAGATGAAGAAGTTTCATTCGCTTTAGCTCAAGCTAACAACAACGTATATAAAGCTGGTGGGTGGTTATGTAGAGCTATAGCGGCTAAGTACTCTCGTTCTGTCGATTTAGAGATCAGTGGTGCTTTAAAAGAAGCCTCATCACAACTACAAGCTCACTACACTAAGTTAGCAGATACCTTAGAGTATCAAGGAACTAAACTAGGTGGTAGCTTGGGTATTTCCGCTGGAGGTCTTACTGTTTCCACTGTGGAGGGTGTAAGAGCAAATACTAATAGAGTTAGACCAGAGTTCAACAAGGATCAATTTAAGATAGACGCAGAAACTACTGATTACGAATAGGGATGTCACATGCAAGCGTACAATTTACTTAAACTGGTACAACGTCATGGTAGTACTTTGATACTAAAGAAGACTACTGCTGGTTCTTACAATGCTAGTACTGGCGAATACTCTAGTACAGTTAAAGAATATGAAATAACTGCCTATATGTATAATGTACAAGAGGGCGTTTTATTAAACGACATAACTCGCGGTACTCGCAGTTGTGTAATACCTGCCCTTGGCTTACCTGCAATACCTACAGATAAAGATATAATATCTGGTAGAGGTGACGATGTATCTATCGTTAGAGTTAGAACCATTTACGCATCTGGTGTAGCAGTTTGTTACGTCTGTGAGGTAACTGAATAATGGAGATAAAAGTAAACAAATCTCTGTATAAGAAGATAGATAGAATACAGAACTCTATAATGGATACAGCAGAAGATGTATTATATGGATTAGTTTTTGATACAGTAAGATATACTTTGACAGCTACAAATAAAAACAGTGGCAAGATAGGTGCTGTAGATTCTGGTTCTTATCTAGAATCATTCTCTATTATGTCTGGATCAATAGGTACAATAAGATCTGTAGATTCTCTTGGTAGACCAAGGGGTGTAAATCCAGAAGGTGTAGGCTCTCAAGTTATTGCAACTTTAAGCAGAGATGTCTCAAGAATAATAGAGTCTTTAGACGACATAAAAGGAAACAAGGGACCTACAGTAACACTACTAAATGGTTCTAGATATGCTAGAGATGTTGAGTATAAATATGGATACCGTATCTTTAATAAGTTAAGGAAAATATATGGCTAATATACACAAAGAGATTAGGTCTATCCTAGAAGTACAGTTAGCTAATATTTCTAATGTACCTCAAATAGCTTACGAGAACGTTCCTTACGTACCTACAACTGGCACTAGCTACATAAAGGTAGATTACCTGCCTACTTCACGTAGACCAGCCGTAAGGGGCTTAAATCCTCAGCAGAGATACGATGGCATCTTTGCTATAAATTGTTATGCACCAGAAGGTAATGGACCATCTGCCGCTGAAACTATAGCAGAGAACGTAATGAATGCGTTTGAAGCTACCTCATCTTTTACAACAAATAACGTAACAGTATCTATAGATTACGCTGAAGCAGATCAGGCTTTAGTTGATAGTCCTTGGTTCTTAGTACCTGTCAATATAGGTTGGTACGCTTACAAATAATTCTATAGGAGAATATAATATGGCCTTTGCACAGGGTTCACGTTCCAGTCTGTCATACATTACTGAAACAACTTTCGGTACGACACCTGCTGGTAACTTTCAAAACTTACCTTTCACTTCACATTCACTTAACATGACTAAAGACCGTGTTGAAGGTACTGACATTCAAGCTGACCGCATGTCTAGAGTAGACCGTCACGGAAACCGTCAAGTAGCTGGAGACATTGTAGGAGATCTACGAGATGGAGATTTCGATGAACTACTAGAGTCTGCTATGTTAAGTGCTTGGTCTACTAACGTACTTAAAGTAGGTACAACACCAAAGTATTTTTCTATCGAGGACTATGCCGCTGACATCGACCAAGCTAGGTTGTTTACAGGTTGTGCAGTCAACTCGCTTGCTGTATCACTAGCACCTAACGCTATGGTAACAGGCACATTCGGTTTAGTCGGTAAGAGCATGACTATGAGTGCTACAGAGAAAACACAAGATGCCGCTTCTGGAGCTTCACCATTTGACTCATACTCAGGTGACTTAGAGATAGGTGGATCAGCTTCAGCTATAGTTACAGCTATGGACTTCACTTTAACTAACAGTTTTGCTCCTACCTTTGTTGTTGGCGACGATAGCGCACCTGCATTAGAAGTAGGTAACGCTGTAGTAGAAGGTACTCTATCAGCTTACTTCGAGGATGCCTCACTAATTAATAGATTTGTTAACGAGACAGAAACCCCACTTAAGGTTACTGTAGGTGACAATGCTGGTACACCAAACACTATGGAGTTCTTCTTCCCTAGATGTAAAATAAATAGTGCTGATGTAGGCGTAGAAGGTCCTACAAGCAGAATAGTAAACCTTAGCTTCGTCGCATTACGTGATAGCACAGAAGCTACTAACTTGCGTATTACACGCTCGTAAAGAATACTCTAGCTAGAGTGGGGGAACGTTGGTGTCGGGTCTGACGTTCCCCATTTATTAACCCGAACTCGATAAGGAAACTCGATATGGATTTAAAAGACTTAACACCAAAGACTGACACTGTTGAAGTACTTATATGTAACCCATCTACTGATGAGCCTCTTATGAATGAGGATGGAACACAGATGTCTATTGTTATGTATGCTACTCACACTAAAGAGTACAAATCAGAAGTACATCGACAAACAAATATTAAACTTAAGCGCATGGAAAAGTCAGGTAGGATGCAAGTTACTGCTGAAGACCTAGAAGCTAGTGCTATACTACATATGGCTAAAGTAACTAAGAGTTGGAACATCACATACGATGGTGAGCAACCAGAGTTAACTATAGAAAAGGCTAAAGAGATTTATATAGATCTACCTTGGGCTAAAGCTCAGATAGAAGAAGCTCTTGCTGACAGCGTGGATTTTACGAATGTCTAACAGAACGTTTGCTATCTTTTGCTGAACATCAGTTTAAGTTAGCAAAGCCTAATGAAGACGGTAAATCTATGAGAGAACACTTAGAGCAAGTAGAGAAGCAACTAGGTAGAGAGATAGAGGAACTCAATGGTCCAAGGCTACCTGATATTCTATCTAGTTTGTGGACTTACTTCTTATCTATTAATCAGGGTAGGTCAGCAGGTTTTAGTGGACCAAACTCACTTTCCTACACAGACATAAAATCTTGGTGTGAATTAACTGGCACACCTTTAGATGCCAGAGAAGTACAAACTATAAAACTATTAGACTCAGTATACATAAGGATTATGACCTCAGATGGATGACATGAAAATAAGAGTAAACTCTGACGAAGTTGTTAAGGGTACTAATAGAATTAGAGGTATGGGTAAAGCTGTAGGTAGAGCAAGCATACAACAAGGTAGACTTACTAAGAACAGTAAACGATTTACTATGGGTATACAACAAGCAGGTTTCCAAGTAGGTGACTTTGCGGCTCAGGTACAGAACGGTACAAGTGCTATGGTTGCTTTGGGTCAACAGGGTCCACAGTTACTTGGTATCTTTGGTGCGTTTGGTGCTATAGCTGGTGCGGCATTAGCTATCGGTACAGCTATTATCAAAGCTAAGAACGCAGGTAAAGAACTACAGTTTGACTTTAAAGGAATAGGTAGAGATCTTAAGAAGTTAATGGAACCAGCGGCTCCAGCTTTTGAAGCTATAGGTGATGCTTTTAAGTGGGTAGGTGGTATATTTGCAGGTCTACTTAATGGTATGATAACAGGACTAGCCTATTTCTTTACTTACTTAAGTTATATGCCTAAAGTATACAAAGAAATATTTGGTAGAGCTGGTTCTATAGTAGAGAGCTTTAACCTAAACTTCCAAATGGCGACAAAGAAGTTCTATATAAAGTTCTTAGAGATTATGGATTTATTACCAGATCCAGTCAGTAACGCTTTTCAGACTGTACTAGAGTATGCAACTGGTACTTTTAGTGCCTTATTTGCAGGTTGGAAATACATTATTGATAAGATAAAGAACTACCTAACGGGAAGCTCAGGTTTTATAGCTAACACATTTAGAGATATTGTAGAGGGTATTTTACATAAGATAAACTGGCTAATAGACAGCGTTAATAATAAATTACCTCAGAGATTAAACTTACCTACGTTTGATGTAGGTAATTTCTTTGGAGACTATGAAGATGATACTATAAAGGAAGCTGGTAGTTTCTTAGATACTGTAAAAGATGCCTTTAATACAGGTATGGCTAGAGGTGGATCACTTATACCTGAGAATAGCTCAACTCAAATAGCAGAGACAACCGCAGAACTACAGATTTTAGCTGAAGCTCTTAGGGACGTAAATGCAGATGTTACTGCACCTCTAGAGGCTTTCCAAGGTATGATGGATGCTTTCGAAGGCATAGAAGGTTTTAACTTGGGTGATTACTTTAAGTTTGCCGCTAAAGAAGGCAAGAAGAGCTTAAAGGAACTAAAGACACAAGCTGACATGGTTCGTGACGCTCTATCAAGTTCAATAGAGAGTGCTATGATGTCTATGATAGATGGAACTAAGTCTGTTAAGGATGCCTTTAAAGCTATGGCAGTAGACATTATAAAAGAGTTATATCGTATATATGTCGTACAACAAATTACAGGTATGATTAGTTCAAAGTTAGGTGGAGCAGGTCCAGCACCAGCAGGTTCTTTCAAGCCAAAAGCTAATGGTGGTCCAGTTTCCGCTGGAGGTAGATACATTGTTGGTGAACGTGGACCAGAAGTATTTACCCCTGCAATGTCAGGTACTATAACACCTAACTCTGGTGGAGGCGGTGAGACTACTATCGTACAAAACATAAATGTATCTACAGGTGTACAACAAACTGTACGTGCTGAGATACGACAAATGATGCCACAGATTGCAGACAGTGCTAAAGGTGCAGTACTAGATGCTAAGAGACGTGGTGGTAACTATGGAAGGGCAATGGCATAATGGCTATTTCTTACCCCCTCACTCTACCAACTAATATTGGTATGTCTAGTATTGAACTAAGGGCAGTAAACACTACAGCAGTTTCAGTATCTCCTTTTACTTATAAACAACAGATTTATTCCTACGATGGGGAGAAGTGGGAAGCTGATATTACTTTACCACCTATGAATAGAGATGATGCAGAATCTTGGGTAAGTTTTTTAATGAGCTTAAGAGGTAAGTCAGGTTCTTTTCTACTGTACGACCCTTCAGCTAAGAATATAAGGGGTACTGCTACTAGCGTTGTCGTTAGTGGAACTACAGGTCAAAGTTCTATAAGTGTTGTTATGACAGGTACACTTAAAGCTGGAGATTACATACAACTAGGTTCTGCTTCAGATGCCACTTTACATAAAGTACTTCAAGATCAATCTGGAGATGGTACACTAGAGATATGGCCTAAGCTACGTAAAGATAGATCTTCAGTAACAGCAGTTACAGTAAACGCATCTGGTGTATTTAGATTAGCATCTAACGAGACTTCTTGGTCAGTTAACGATGCAAGTTTCTTTGGTATATCATTTGGAGCAACAGAGGTTATATTATGAGTAGGCCAATTACAACTGCACTATTTAACGCTCTTAATCAAGATAACATAAGACCTTTCTACGCTGTAGAACTCATGTTTGATTCTGCTCCTCTAAGAATGTGGACTGGTATGGGTGACAAGACAATCACTGTTCAAGGTGCAAGTCAAACATTTACTGGTACAGGTAGCTTACTTTCCATCGGGGATCTATCAGAGGTAAAAGACTTAAGTGCTGAGAATCTAGATATAACTCTTAGTGGCATACCTTCTGAGATAGTATCTCTAGCTCTACAAGAACCTTACCAGAAAAGAGTATGTCGCCTTTATATAGGAGAACAAAGCACTTCTGATATTGTAGAAGTATTTAGCGGCAAAATGGACAAGATGTCTATAGCTGACAGCGGAGAAGATAGTGTAATAAAACTATCAGTAGAAAGTAAGTTAGTAGAATTAGAAAGAAACAGTGGTTGGAGATATACTAATGATAACCATCAATCCCGATATAGTAGTGATACCTTTTTCAGCTATGTTACAAGCCTACAGGATCAACAAATAGCATGGGGCCGAAAGAGCGTTTAAACATATACATTGAAAACTTAGTTGACATACCCTTTGAGTGGGGTGTGAATGATTGCTTCACTTTTACTAATGGTGCTTTTAGAGCTATGTATGGTAAAGGTTACGCAGACGAATGGATGGGCATATACATGCAAAGTAACAAGGTCTACCCAAAAGGGCCAAGTAGCTTACGTTATGATGCTGGTTATAATAGTATAGAAGAAGGACTAGCGGACAAGTTAGTTAGAGTTGATACACCTACCTTCGGTTGCTTAGTTACTACGAGAAAAAAGCAACGCTGGATAACTGGTGTTGCCCTTGGTATTTCCATCGGATCTAGGGCTATATTCCTTGGTCAAGAAGGATTAATTAGATTAAACATTAAAGATGTAGAAAGTGCTTGGGTATGTCGATAAATAAACACAACACTCCTTTTAACGTATTAAGGCACAACAGACAGTTTGAGATAGCACCTAGAGATCCAGTATCATTATATATTGCTGGTGCTATAGCCACTAAAGGTACATTCTTATATTTCGCAGTTTTAACAGTAAGCTCTATTGCTGTATCTATGATTACTTCAGCGGCTATAGCGGCTCTTATGCCTAAGCCAGATATGAATCCTAATAGTTCTCAGGGCTTATTAGTCAATAATAGATCTGCTATTGCCCCTGCTCAGTTTGTATACGGTACAGTACGTAAAGGTGGAACAGTTACATTCGTAGAAACTGTTGGTACAAACAATAAAGTACTACACCAAATAATAACTTTAGCGGCTCACGAAATACACGAGATAAGTGACATATACATAAACGACAAAATTGTATCTATGACTAATGAGACAGTTACAACTAGTCCTTACAGAAGAACTAGAAAAGAGACTTCTACTAGTGTAGTTGATGGTGTATCTGTTACAACTGAAGTTGATGTAATAGATGATTACTTGAAGATATATTTCCATCTAGGGGATCAAACAAGTGCTACTGATACTTTTGCTAACTCTAGTGAAAGTCTAGCTACAACTTTACATGCAGAGACAACAGCAGACTCAAACTTTATAGGTAAAGGTTTAGCTTATTTATATTGTAGGTTAGTATACGATAAAGATGCTTATACTGATGGTGTTCCTACTATTACTGCTGTAATAAAAGGTAAGAAGGTAACTAAGACAGTTAACGGAGTAGAGCAAACCCCAGTGTTTAGTAACAACTCAGCTTGGGTTATGAGGGACTTCTTAAAAGCATCTTATGGTTTTTCTGATAGTGCTATAGATTACACTACTTTTGAAGCGGCGGCAACTGTTTGTGATGACACAACTGTTTTATCAAATGGGGAAGCTCAGTATACTGTAGATGGTGTTATAAACGCCAGTCAATCTTATGGTGAAGTATTAGATAGTATGGTTTCTACTTGTGGTGGATCTCTTTTCTGGGGTTCTGGTTACTGGAGGCTTCATGCTGGAGCGTTTGTAACTCCTACTAAAACTCTAACCTTAGACGACTTTAGAAGTCCTATTAGCTTAGATACTAAAGTATCTATGAGAGATAACTTTAATGCTGTAAGAGGCACATACATTGATGCTTCAGCTGATTATATAAGTTCAGATTACCCTCAAGTAAACTCTAACGTTTTCTTAACTGAAGATGGAGGAGAAGAAACTGTACTTGATCTACAATTACCTTTTACCACAAGCTCTATAACTGCACAAAGACTAGCTAAACAACTACTATTTAGAAGTCGCGAACAACTTAGCTTAAGTGCAGAGTTTGGTATGAACGCATTTGACATAGAGGTAGGCGACTTTATAAAGTTAAGAAATGAACGTTATGGTTGGTCTACAGGTAATGAAAAGACTTTTGAGGTAACAAGCTGGAAACTAGCTCCTAACCCAGATGAGGGCGACATAAGAATTGCTTTGTCCTTAAGGGAAAGTAGTTCAGCCGCATTTGGATTTGATGCTTCAGATGAGAATACTATAGTAAGTAACAATACTACATTAACAACTTATGATGAAGTACCAGATATAGGTGTAAGTATAACACAAGAGTATAGAGAAGTTAATGAGAATGTAGTTAACATACTTGTTGCTCAAATTGTTACAGACTCTATAGAAAGAATAGACTCAGTTATAGTTAAATATAGAAAGACAGCTGATCCAGACTTTAAGTCTGTTGGGCAGTCTATACTTATAGGTGATTCTAATACAGCTGGTAGATTTGAGATAGTTGGTATAGATGTACCTCAGATAAATGAACCAGCTATAAACTATACAATAAGTGTTGTTCCAGTTAATGCTCTTGGTTTTAGAGGAGATCCAGTATTAACTACATTTAATGTTACTTCTGATACAACTCCCCCTTCTTCTCCTAGCACTCTAACACATCAGTTATCTGGTGGTACAATATTCTTTGCTTGGCCCGCCGTTTCAGACTTAGATTTATCTCACTATAAGTTATATTATTCTTCTAATAGTTCAGCTAACTTTGGTGACTCTTCTACTTTAGCTATAGTAGATAAAATAGCTAGACCTGCTACATCTGTAACATACCCTGCTTTATCTGGTAAGTTTTTTATATCTGCTATAGATAAGACAGGCAATGAGAGTACTACGTCTTCTTCAACAGTTGTCTCTCCCAGTGAGTTACCTACTTTGGGTGCTAGTCAAACACATACAGAAAGTACTAGCTTTAGCGGAACTAAAACTAACTTAACTGTCTCTGGTGGTAAGTTGTTTATGACTTCTTACTCTAGTGCAAACTCTAGTGGTACATATGTATTTGATCATAACGGTAATGATTATTTTGATGTAGGGACATCACGTACTGTTAGGTTATCTTCTTCTATTACAGTTGAGCGTAAACATCTTGACGCTGTAAATGGAGAAGTTGACTGGGATGACATACCTAGTAACTGGGACACATGGCCTAATAATTGGGATACATGGACAGATGAAACATCAAACTTTAACGACTTTTCTGTTACGATAGAAGCAAGAGCTGGTACTACTGTATCTGAAATGAATAACGCACCCTTCGTCACAGGCTCAGGCGAGATAGTAGGTCGTTATGTACAATTTAGAGCTATACTTGCAAATACGCAAGCTAAGATAACACCCAACATATCGGCACTTAGTGCCACAGTGGAGTATTAATATATGTCACAACATGACTTTGCAATCGCAAACCAAACAGCTAGTAGTGCTAGAGCTGACCTTAACAATGGGCTACAAGCCTTGGCAAGCAACAGTAGTGGAACTTCAGCTCCATCTACAACTTACGCAAACCAATTTTGGTATGATGTAACAAACAACCTACTTAAGATCAGAAACGAAGGTAACAGTGCTTGGATAAATGTAGCTTACGTAGATCAATCTAACAACTTATATAAAATACTTGATAATACTATAGTTTCTAATACGTCTGGTACACAAACAGGTTTACTAGGAGATCAATCTACATCTACATGGCAAACTGGTACGGGTACTACACAAAGTCTTGTTTCTCCAGCTAATGTAAAATCAGCTATTGATTCTCAGGTATCAACTGCACCTGTCTGGGTAGCTACAGATTCAGTATCTACTTATTCAGCTACAGGTCTAAGTTCTTACAACGCTTGGGTTAAAACTCCTATAACTAATACTATAATATCAAACTTATCTGGGGCGGCAACAGATACTACAAACTACGAGATAGATTTACCTGCTGGAACTTACTATGTTGAATGGACATTACCTATAGCAAGGGTTGCTTCAGATACAGCAGATAAAGTAGGAGTAAGATTTAGAAATGTTACAGACAATGTAAGTGTAGGAGCAAGTCAACAAATAAAAATAGGGGATTGGCAGAATTTAAACTTTCATGGTTGTGGGAAGTTTACTATAGCTGGAACTAAGTCTTTTCAATTACAGGCTTGGTCAAGTGAGGTTGTTACACTTAGATACGGAGATCCTATATCGGGAGATCTAGCTACTTTCGCTATAATAAAAGTGTATAAGGCTTAATTATGGAAATGACAGATCTATGGAGTAGTGTCCTAACACTAGGTGTTGGTTTTATTGGCTTCGTTCTAAGAGGTTATGTAATAGAGTTAAATAGATTACGTATACTACTAAACAGAACTAGAGAAGAATACGTTACTAAGGCTGACTCAAATCAAGTCCTTAGTCAAATAATGAGCAAGTTTGATAGGATAGAAGAAAAGCTAGATAGACTCGTGGAGAGAAAATGAAACACTTACTTATACTACTTACCCTGATAATTGGTAGTACTGTATATGCTGACGATACGATTTACACCGACAGTAATAGTACAATAACTTCTGATGGATCAATGGACACGACGATTAATAGTCCACCACCTTCTGCTATATCACCACAGATAAGTGCAAGTAACTCTGACTTATGTACTGTAGGTGTAGCAGGTGCTGTACAAACACAAATACTAGGTATCTCTGCTGGTCGTACAGTAAGGGATATGAACTGTGAGAAGTTAAAGAACGCTAAGACTATGTACGATATGGGCATGAAAGTTGCGGCTGTATCTGTAATGTGTCAGGACGAAAGAGTGTTTGAAGCCATGCTCAATGCTGGAACTCCCTGTCCCAAGGATGGGTTGGTAGGCGATAAAGCTAGACTAGCATGGGAAATGGAAGCAGTTGAAGAAGCAATAGAGCGTGACCAAAACAATGTAATCGAGAGGATGTTCGATGAAAATGGTGAGACAAAGATTGGCTTGGGTGTTATTTTTAGTAGCCTTGCCTTCTTATTGTTACTCTGACCCCTATACTTATGGAGCAACAGGTAATGCGGCTAGTACTTCTCTAGGTTGGGGTATGGATAGTATCTTACCTAGCATTGCTGGTGTAGACATAAACGGTCTTATCTACAGGTACACAACTGTTAAAGACCCAGATTCTGATATGAAAGTACACGTCAGTAATCTTAATGCTAATGCTGATGGTTATATCTTTAGAGAAACAGATGATTGGTCGGGGGTAGCTGGTAATACCATTGTAAAGTCGTTTCCAGTTTCGAACATTCCAGCTTCAAATTGGGGTACAGGCTCGATTGAAGTGGAAGGAGAGGGCAGAGTGGAAGATGCAGTTGTTATTTACTCCTACAGGGTAGATACGTGCTATGATCCTCAGTCTGATCCTTCATGTGCAGGTTACGTTAAGCCTATGCCTGAGATACCAGAAGTAGTTGTATATGATGCACTAGAAGATGATGCAGTTGTAGATAATCTAGAACCCGATGAGTTTCAATACGACGAAGATGGAAAGCTAATACTCTCTGAAGAAGAGGAAGAAGAAGAGACACGTATAGAGATGGGTCTAACTGCATCTGCTAATGCTCTCACTTTATTTAAGGCTCAAGGTCAAGATGATATAATCATGGCTATCAACCAACAAACTAATATCAATATGTACTACAACGCAGAGATAAATGGTGGTACATTAAATGACGCGGCTGGACTACAAGATGGTACAATACCTGACAACAAGAAAGCCCTAAGAAACAATTTAGCACAACAAGTACTGCACGAACAGATGGTCGATATGCAGTACAATAAATGAGGTTTAATATGAAGTATCTAGTAACAGCACTATCACTACTCGCTTTACCTGCACTAGCAAATACACCAATAACAGGTAACGTAGAAGCTAAGTGCGTAATACAAACAACTAAAGATGGGGTTTATGGAAACCCTATAGCTAGTAAGTTAAGCACTACACCTGCTGATGGTGGTGTTCTACCTGTAATAAGATTTGATGTATCTATAGCAGACAGCTACACAGCTAACATAACTCACCCTACATCATTTAGTTCTTCTCCTACACTTAACGACACAGTTGCTTGGACAGGTAGTACGAGTGTTACACAAACTTCTGTCTCTGGTATGTCAGCATATGAAGCGGCTAAAGTAGTAGTAGACAGTACAACAATATTTGATCTAACACTTGCAGGGTCAACATGGTTTTCTACTGCATCAAGTGCTACTTACGGAGCATCTAAGCCTTTCGCTGGAGGGGTCTATACTGCATTAGTACAGGCTAGCTGTATTGCTAAGTAGGTTAATAGTACTCTTTCTATTGCTTTCATTTTCCACTTCAGCCCATGAGATGACACCAGCTTATCCTGTTGTTAAACCTTCTCATGTAGATGGAGTAGTTAAAGTAGAGATGTCTCTGTTTAACTCTAGAGAAGAAATACAGTGGTATCAGATAGAGTTGTTTGATTTAAATTGGACGAACATACCTTTTGCATCCTCATACCGAATTATAAACATAGGATACAAAGAGAGAAAGTCTTTTGATGTATATATACGTAAAGCAGATATGGATGAAGCTGTATACTTATGTACTACATCAAAGGTAAGAAAGAGTAGTAAGTCTAGAACTCTTATTTCATCTAGGATATGTTCAAGATTAGATGGTGAACCCGCATGAGATTATTATTTACCCTTTGTTTTGTAGCTAGTTCTGCTGTAGCAGATAGTAGTTCCCTTTCATTAGCATTACCTAACCCACCCATGAATTACCAGTCGGATTCATTTTCCACTGGGAGTATGAGGTGTAGTAATGCTGTTGGTGGGGGTGTAAATCTTGAGTACGGTGTAACAGGTGTACTGTCAGGTTTAGATACAAATAGTAGGGGTAAAGATATTGGCGTGTACGCTAGAATTGTTATACCTTTAGATAAACCAAAGGCTCGTATAAACTGTGACGACCTGTACCAAATAGAGTTAGCTCAACGTAGATTAGAGATACAGAAACTACGAGATGAACTAGAACAACTAAAAAACCTACAAAGTTCTGGTGGTGAGATGGAGTTTGAGAACTAATGGATACTACCAAGATAGCAGATAATATAGATGGACTTGCAGATCGTGAGTTTAAGACAGGCGGTATGAAGGTATCATTTGGTTCTATCATGGCTATACTTGCTTTCCTATCTACTGTTGTGGGTGGTTTGTATGGTGGCTTTGTGTTGTACCAGAAGATAGAATCAGTCGCTGGCCTTGACCTAGAAGAATACCAACTACAAATGGACGTAATGGATGCCAAGGTAACAGGTATATCTGAGAAGGTAGAAGAGAGTGTAGAATACAGTCGTGATATTAAGAATGGACTTAGATCTGATATTCTTAGTATAGAGAAACAGACGGATCGTGTGGAAGACATGGTACGTGAAACAGAAGACAAAGTACGTAATATGATAGATGACGCTGAAGTAAGGTTTGAGAACCAAAGAGAACGTGTCAGAGTATCACAAAGTGGCTCGATGAAAGAACTCGAAGACAAACTTATGGATAAATTACAAAGGGCGTTAGATAACCCCTTAGCAGATTAGGAGACTAATATGAATTGGATTAAAGATAGACTAAAAGAAAGAACTACATGGGACGGAGTTGCTCTATGTGGACTTGGAGTGATTGTAATACTATTACCTAACTCAATAGATAATATTGCCGCAGGTGTAGCTATCGCTTGGGGTGCATGGACTACTCTTAAGAATGAGTGAATTTGATAAAGTAGATAAAGATGGAAGTGGCACTATAGATAGATCAGAGTGGGAAGCACTTGAACTAGAAGATAGACGCAGACGACTAGATGATGAAGATGCACAAAGAGATGCACAAAGACGTATGGCTTGGTTCTGTTTATTCGGTATGCTTGCTTATCCTTTTTGTGTCGTACTAGCTAGTGCATTAGGATTAGAACAAGCGTCTTCTATCATAGGTTCTATGGCTTCCATTTACTTCCTATCAGTTGCTGGTATAGTTGGCGTATTCTTTGGCGTTACTAATATGAGCAAGAAAGAAGTGAAAGGTAATAACGGATAATGTTAGGACTAAACTTAATAGGTCAGGTAGCTAATTTAGCTGGTACTATGATCGAAGGTAAGACTGCTGTAAAGAAAGCAGAAGCTGAAACTAAAATGAAGATAGCTACAGGCGAGATCGATTGGGATATTGCCGCAATGAAAGCTACAGAGAACTCGTGGAAAGACGAGTGGATAACTCTACTCTTCTCGATTCCGTTAATTTTAGCGTTTTGTGGAGACTGGGGTAATCAGATAGTACAAGCAGGTTTTACTGCGCTAGAGATTATGCCTGACTGGTATCAGTATTCCCTTGGTGGTATTGTGAGTGCTAGTATAGGTATGCGTGGTGTAAGCAAATACTTTGGGAAGAAATAAACATGCAGAACAACTTTGATAAATGTCTACATATGTTATTGGAACACGAAGGGGGCTACGTAAATGATAGCCGCGATTCTGGGGGGATGACTAATTTAGGTGTAACTAAGAGAGTATACGACGATTGGATTGGCAGAGAGTCTACTGAACAAGAAATGAGAGACTTAACTCCAGATGATGTAGCTCCTATCTATAAGAAGAACTACTGGAATCGAGTTAAAGGAGATTCACTTCCATCGGGCTTAGACTGGAGCTGTTTCGACTGGGCTGTGAATTCGGGAAGTGGTAGACCTGCTAAAGCTGTACAACGTGCAGTAGGAGCGACACCTGATGGAGCTATAGGACCACAGACGTTAGGTCTTATAATGGAGAAAGATCCCAAGTTTATAATTGATTATGTATACACAGTACGTCAAGGCTTCTATGAAGGTCTAGATGATTACAAACACTTTGGTCGTGGATGGTCACGGCGCAATAAAGAAACATTAGAACAAGCTCTCAACATGATTGAAGAGTAAACAAAAGAAAAGCCGTAGGTATCCACTCAAGGACGCCTACGGCTTTTTTGATTCTATACTTGTGGTGTGAACCTATTAATTCCCTCTCAGGTAGGTTAGCCTATCAAAAGCTCTAACCTCTGTCACACCACGCTTAATTTCCCTCTCAGGGGCTATTTAACACCTACTGCATCCATCGTAATTGCAAGACCTTCGAATAGAGTTTTTATATCTTGATTTAGCTTAGATATGATCCACACTAAGTAAGTAGATAAAGCTAGATTGCCTAGCAGTATTCCTTCGTTTATTGTCATTTATGTTTCTCCGATAATGCTTCATTCATACGCTTAAGATACCATTCAGCTTTCTTCATATCCTCTACAGGATTAGCTTTGTACCTATACCTATGTTGATACTTAATCATGTTCCCATGACAGTAAGCTATAAAACCATCAGTACCT